ACTCTTGCTCTTCCAACCTCTGTAGCCATTTCTCTTTTAGCTTTATCTTGCAATGCTTTTAAACTTCTATCTTGACTAATATCTCTGCCACTTACACCTGCAATAGCTTGATTTGTATTCAAAAAAGTTTGTAGATTTGCAAGTCTAATATTATGTTCTTGCAAAGCTCTTAACTTACTCATCTTTTTTTCAGCTTCTAATTGTCTTTGTTGAAGTGCGGCTTCTCGTTTTGCAGCTTTTGCCGCACTCATAGAACCCATTACAGAAACTGCTGTTGAACCTATTGCTAATGCTAATGTTAAACTCAAAATGCTACCTCTACTATCATTCCATTAATCTGTAAATCTAAGGGAAAAGACTGTGATACTATCACTCTAGGATCACGACTATATCCTAATAACCTAAATTCTTCTTTACCAGTTACAGCAGATCTTTCCATAAAGCCACCAGTTACAGTATCCGTTGTATTCCTTATAACTAAATCTCTACTTGTTGATGTTGTGCTTGGTCCTTGCACACTAACAGCAAGTGTTGAATGTAAATCTAATATGACTTTAGGTATTTGTCTAGGCTCACCAGTTAAAGGTCCACCTTGTATAGCCACATCTATAGGTAAAGTTTTAAGTGTAGGTGTAAAAGCATATCCTATAAATGCCTGACTTAATCCACTCTTTACAGCACTTGCATCAATCTGACCACCACTTATTGTAAATGTACCTAAAAAATCATTACCATTTGTAGCCTTAACTACTGCATTATTACTAAAATGTGATGTTAAACTTCCAAAAACACTAGAACTTCCACTAAATGTATCACAAAAATCCATAGGCATATCATCTTGAAACTCTTCAAGAAACAACTCTGTAGAGCCTCCACCATCATCTCTAGCACAAACTACAAACAATCTTTCATGTACTGCACAAATACTATGCCATAATCCTTGTGTATCCCACAAACTCCACCCTGCTTTTTGATCTCCTCTTACAGAATAAAACACAGCTATAGTGCCATCATTATTTATTAAAAAGGCATAAGACTCACTTCTATTTAAAGCACCTTTAATAGATGTTTGTTGTACTGGATCTAGTATAAGATGTGGTGCAAGACCTGATACAGCTACAGATGTATATGCACTTTCTGCATCTGTAAATAAAAACTCTCTCAATGCACTGCCAGTTTTCTGTATAAACAAAGTAGCACCATCAAACACTGTAGGTTTTACAAAGCTAGATCCAAAAGGAGTCTGCCTTCTTATTTGTGCATTAGCAGGTGTCACTGGTTTATTAGCAACAGTAGGAATAAACAACTCAGCACCAGTAGTAAATATTTGTAAATCTCTATTAGATACTAAATGTCTAATAGAAAATATCTCACCAACATTAGCTGTAAGATCTAAAGCATCATTATCTTCTGCATCAGCTACATCAAAGTTAAAAAACAAACCTGACTTACTACCCCATATACCATCAGGCTGTGCTAAAGTGCCACCAAACCAAAGTCTATTTTGATGAAATGTAACTGCGGCAGGGTATCCTCTTAAATTAGAATAAGACATTTCACTAAACTCAGTAGTAGCCGAACCAGTAACAATACGAGGACTACCACCACCTATAGCACTTGATGTAGCAGTAGCACTACTACCTGCTGTAAACTCAAATGTATTTTCATCAGGAACAGCAGTAATAGTTCTTGCACCATTTATATTGCTATTAGCTATCCCACCTACTGCACCTGCTCTTTCAAAAGTTACTGATGCTCCAACAGCTAAACCATGCAAGGCTTTTGTTACTCTTACTGTACCACTACCTTCAAAAGTTTTGATACTATCTACCTCAAGTTGTTGTCTTAATGTTCCATTAATAGTTGCAGTAACTTGTGTAGCACTTGTAAAACCTGTTATCCTGCATCTTGTTTCACCTATTAATAAATCAGTACCAACATGACCAGATACAAAGTAATCTGCTGATGTAGTAAGTGTTACACTACCAGTTGTGCTACTTGCAGTAATAGTCGTACCTAATGATTGAAAGCTAAAATATGGCTGAAAAATATCATTACCATCTCTTGATGAATCAAACCCAAAAGTAGATACAGCAAATGTAGTAAGTCCAGTTCTTTCTAATATTTTTGTTGGGAAAGTATTATGACATATAAACATAAGATCACCTTGCTGTGCAAAAGTAATCTCTTCAAGATAAGATGCTGATGTTGTATTAACTAACCATGATTGTCCAGTAAGTGATTGTATAGATGACACAGATCCATCAGTAGGACTTATCTGAAATATCTCTATTCGTGTATTGCTAAATGCTATTATATATTTTTCATCATCTGAAAATATAAATGGTTCTATTCTTACACTTTGTCTAAGACTAGCAAGTGCTGTAAATGCAGGATTACTACCAAAGTTATGTATTCTTTTTGTACCAGTTCTTTTTTTTAATCCACCTTCAGATCTAATAAAAAAGTTTCTAACTTGCTCACCTGCATTAGTATATACTTTTGTATCTGTCCTAGATGTTAAAGAAGGACTTATCTCTCCAAACTGAAAGTTATTTAATGGCACTCTTACTCTAGCCATTTAACTTCTCCTATTGGAAATAAATCTTGATGTAGATAGTTTTCTTGTAGTCTGTTGTTGTGCATCAATGTTTCTTGCTTTTGCCATCAACTGATTAGCTTTTGTTTCCATTAACTGCATTAGCCTATCATCTCTTGCTATTGATGTAGCAAAGATAGATGCCAGTGAATATTGCAATGCTAAAGAAAAGTATGATGGAAAATCAATTTCATCTGCTCTAAATGTAAAGTCAGCTATCAAACTATCATTACTTGTTGAGTCACTAAATACTTTGTCACCATAAACAGTAAAGTCTATTAATCTATCATTGATTGTAACACTATGTAACACAAGCAAGTTACTTGGTAATTGATGTGCAATATCAAATCTGCCAGTAGGTGCATCTGATAATTGATTGAGTACAGCTTGTTCTGTAGCAAATCGCCATCTTGCTGTAGACAGCAGAGCTCTTACTGTATCTTCATACATATTAGTTGCTACTAATGCTTCTGTACTAGAAGAGTCAAATGAAGAAATAGGCTCTGCACCAATCAGAACTAAGGCTCTTGATGCTATATCTATTGCTGAATTTGCTACTGTACTTGCCATATAAAGATAGGGGGATTGCTCCCCCTACTCCTAATCTCCGTCTGTTTCTGCTACAGCAGTACCATCTGAAACATCTACAGTAGTACCATTGTTTGATAACACAGTTACAAAGTTAGTTGTTGGTGTATTCGTATCTTGAACAATTATCAAGTCACGAACATTTAACATATTTATAGCTTCACCAGTAAAGTAACCTGCTGAGTTTACAGCGGCTATTGCATCTGTAGTCTGGTAAATCCATAAGTTAACATTACTTGCTCCACCAATTCGGTGTAAACCACTTGCACTATAAGCCATTCAAACCTCCCTTAATTATTATCAAGAAGTTCATAGACACCATTGTTATCAATAACAACAGCACCCATAGACATCATTGAGGTTGCTAAATGTGACACTTTCTCAGGTACATAGTTTAGTTCAGTACTTACATCAGCACCAATTCCTAAACCAACTGCACTTGTGTGGTACACCATATTCTTACCTGCTGTGATAGCCGCAGTAGAAAAGATCTTAAATCCTAAGAACTCTTTCATACTCATGCCACCTGCAAATGGTAAATTCTGTTCACCAACAAAGTCTGATGATGCAAACTCAGTAATTAAAAATAAGTCAGCATATCCCTTTGGGTGCATAGCAATATATCTACCACCATCTTCAGGTATATTATTTGTACCAAAAGTTTCAAATGCACTAAGTATATCTGCCTTTTCAACAGCAGAACTTGTGTCATGTAATTGAGATGAATTAGCACCTGAGTCCATTGCAGTATAAAGCAACTCGTCAGTTTTTCTGCCAAGTGCCGCCGCCGCTGATGTTGCAACAGCTTGTCTTTCGTCAATGTTAGTCTTTAATTCGTCTAACTTGTCGATAAACTCAGCCGCATAGAAATCAGACATACTAACGTCTACTGTGGTGTGTGTTAATTCCATTGGTGTTACTTGTCCATTACGAGATTTTGTACTCGCAGTTCCAGTACCAATTTTCTGAAACCTTGCTGTACTTCCTGATACATTACTTACAGTACGGACAGTATTTCTTAATTTACTACCCATTCGCTGATAAGCTAAATGTACTTCGGTCTCGAACTGGGTAATAAAGGCTGTATCTATTGTATTAGCCATATCAGTTCTCCACTTTAAAAGTTATTGTTACATTTTACTAGTTATCCATTGTTAGCTTCATCTAGTTATCCGTTAGGGCTATCAGCTACAAACTGGGCTATATTCTCTATTTACCAAAATTTTTTCGCCTTTGCAACGTACAAATCGCAAAACAGCAAAACCATTAACCATTATTGGCTGTT